GTACCTCGACACCGAACTTACTAAGGCCAGCCAGCAGCGTAATATGAACAACCTGTTCCGCCGCATCTCTACCTACACCTCACGCCAGTTCCGCTAAACATGAATAACTCACTCGTAGTCAATCTCTACCCCCAGCCGACTGGCGAAGCCGATCAGCGTCTGACGGTTAGCACCGCAGTCGTTTCGCTTGATGCGAATTGGACCTCTTCCAAGACCAAGTACATTTTGGTCGATGTGCAGACGAACGACGTGATGGTGACGTTTGACGGTAGCAATCCGTCATCCACGAACGGCCATCTGTTCAAGGCTGGTGTGCAGCCCTTCCTTTGGAACAAGGAAACGGCGCGACTGGCTAAGTTCATCCGCGCAGGCGCGAGTGATGCCGCCGTACAGGCAACCCCCTTCTCCGTCTAAGCCATGCCTAACGCACGCATCGTCAATACCCCGTCGCAGGCTATTCCGCAAAATGGCACGACGCACAAGCAGCGCACAGTTAGCTCATCGGCTGTAGCTTTCCTTGATTGGACGCTGGCTACCGATACGGAACATCTTCTGGTACAGGTGACGGGAGCGGATATTCGTGTTACCTTTGATGGAACCACCGATCCTACGGCTACCAAGGGGTTCCGTATGCCAGCCAATAGCTCGGCCTACTGGACGCGCACTATGGCCCTTAAAGCCCGCGCAATCCGCGAAGCTTCTACTGATGCTGTAATTGAGGCGCAGGAACTCAACTACCTCTAAGAATGGACATCTTCAAGACGCTGTTGCTAGACACTCCGGTGTCTACGGCAATTAGTGGCACCGTAGCCGTCAATCAAGGTGGCACCGGAGCTACTACTGCCGCCGATGCGCGAGTTAATTTGCTGCCCTCTTATACGGGTAATGCAAATAAGGTGCTAAGCCTTAACTCTGGGGCAACGGATGTCGAGTGGACTACGAACGGTGCTGGCACCGTAACGAGTGTTGATCTCACGGCTGGTACGGGCATTAGCGTGTCTGGTGGGCCAATTACTTCCACGGGCAGCATTACCGTAACCAACACGGCTCCAGACCAAACGGTGGTTCTTACGGCGAGCACGGGCATCTCGACTTCTGGGACTTATCCCAACTTCACGATTACCAATTCTGCGCCAGATCAGACAGTGGTTCTAACGCAGGGCGGCACCACCACCATCACGGGAACCTACCCCAACTTTACGATTTCGTCTGCCGATCAATATAAGGGTACGGTAACTAGTGTTGATTTCTCTGGTGGCACTACGGGCCTAACGGTTTCTGGCAATCCGATTACCAGCAGCGGAACCATCACCCTTGCTGGTACGTTGGCGGTAGCCAATGGCGGCACGGGCCTAACCTCTGGCACGTCTGGCGGTGTTTTGGCCTTTACGGCAAGCGGCACCCTAGCCTCGTCCAGCGCATTGGCGTCCAATGCCATTGTTGTTGGCGGCGGTGCTGGAGCCGCGCCATCCACCATCACTACGGGTACTGGCGTTGTCACCGCTCTAGGGGTCAATACAGGCACGGCTGGCGCGTTTGTGGTTAATGGTGGTGCTTTGGGTACTCCTAGCTCGGGAACGGTTACCAATCTCACGGGAACGGCCTCTATCAACATCAATGGAACCGTAGGCGCGACCACCGCTAACACGGGCGCGTTTACAACGCTTTCTGCGTCTAGCACGGTGAGTGGTACGGGTTTTTCTACCTACCTCGCCTCGCCTCCTGCAATCGGCGGTACTGCTCCTGCGGCTGGTAAGTTTACGACCCTTGAGGCTACGGGTGTTACCACCGTCTCTGCTGGCACCGTTTCGGCCCCAGCTATCACCACTACGGGAGATACCAACACGGGCATCTTCTTCCCGGCGGCTGACAACATGGCCTTTACGGAGGGTGGTGTAGAAGTCTTTCGTATTGAGTCCAATGGTCGTTTTGGACTTGGACAAACCTCCCCGGCCACCAAGTTTGACCTGTCTGGCAACTATGGTCAGAATATTGTAGCTGTCGCCGCACTCGACATTGATTGCTCGGCTGGTAACTACTTCACCAAGACGATCAACGCAAACAGCACGTTCACGTTTTCAAACGCTCCGGCCTCTCGCTCTTATGCGTTCGCTCTTGAACTGACGCACACGTCAGGCACCGTGACTTGGCCGACCGCTGTGAAGTGGCCCAAGGATACGGCCCCAACTCTGACCACGGGCAAAACCCACATCTTTATCTTTGTAACTGACGATGGTGGCACACGCTGGCGCGGTGCTGCACTTGTAGACTACGTTAACTAATATCTATGGATCCTAACGTTATCAAACTTGCGATGGGTGCTGGTGGCGCTGGTGAGAAAGAGTATGACCTGTATGCTTGGGGATATAACGGACTTGGTCAACTTGGCCTTGACGACACAACCAGCCGTTCATCACCAGTACAAGTCGGTGCATTAACAACATGGGACAAAGTTGCGTCCGGCAGGCTCCACAGCATAGCGATTAAAACGGATAGGACGTTGTGGATTTGGGGGCTTAACAACTTCGGTCAACTCGGCCTAGGAGATGTAACCGATCGTTCATCTCCTGTACAAGTTGGAGCGTTAACAACGTGGAACAACGTTGCGGGTGGCTTTAGTCACACAATAGCCACTAAAACCGATGGGACATTGTGGGCTTGGGGGTTTAACAGCTTAGGTCAACTCGGCCTAGGAGATGTAACCGATCGTTCATCTCCTGTACAGGTTGGAGCGTTAACTACTTGGAGTAAAGTTGCCTGTGGCAAAGAACACAACATAGCCACTAAGACAGACGGAACATTGTGGGCTTGGGGGTATAATTTTCGCGGTCAACTGGGCTTAGGAAACACAAGCAATCGTTCGTCTCCGGTACAAGTTGGGGCGTTGACAACATGGAGTAATATTGCGTGTGGTCGCCTTCATACCATAGCCACTAAGACAGACGGAACTTTGTGGGCTTGGGGACGTAACAACTATGGTCAACTTGGCCGAGGAACCACAGCAGACTATTCATCACCACTTCAAGTTGGTTCGTTAACAACATGGGACAAAGTTGCGTGTGGTCGCTACCACACAATAGCCACCCAAACGGACGGCACGTTGTGGGCTTGGGGGCGTAACAACTTCGGCCAACTTGGCCTTGAAGATGTAACCAGTCGTTCGTCTCCTGTTCAAGTTGGTGCATTAACAACATGGAACAAAGTTCAAAGTGGAGATGCAAACATTATAGCCACTAAAACTGACGGAACATTATGGGGTTGGGGAAGTAACATCCAAGGCCAACTAGGTATAGGAACTACAACCAATCGTTCGTCTCCTGTTCAAGTTGGTGCATTAACGACTTGGAAAAACATAGCGTGTGGGTACTCACACACCATCGCCACTACAGAGGAGTAGGCAAAAATCTTTACTTAAAGGCAGAGATTGTTACAAAGACTAAGTGAACAACAACTTGACCAAGAAGCTGCACTTCTTGTCTGGCCTGCCGCGTTCTGGATCAACGGTACTTGCGGCAATTCTTAACCAGAATCCGCAAACGCACGTTTCAACTACCTCTGGTCTTGGTGCTGCGCTTGATGCGTTGGCAACAACGTGGCACCGCGAGCCGCTGCTAGAAAAGAACGACCGCGACCGGAAGAAACTAGCCAACGCAATGCGTGGCTTGATTCACGGGTACTACGACGAGATCACGTCGAAGCCCGTTGTGATTGATAAGGCACGCAATTGGCCGCTCCCAGTAGTTGTATCTGCAATGGCTCAAGTGCTAGGCCACAAACCGCGTATCATCGCCACCGTTCGTAGCGTGCCAGACTGCATGGCATCGTTCGTCCGCGTAGCAAAGCCAGAAAACCTAGACGACTTCATCCAGCAGTCAGGACTTACGGCGCACCTAAAATCGTCCTATCAGGTCTTGCAGGCTGGCTATCAAGCCGACCCAGAGTGCTTCCTATTCGTAGAATACGAAGACCTTTTAGCTGATCCGCGAACTCAGCTCAAACGCATCCATAACTTCCTTGGTCTTGATCCGTTTGAGTACGATCTAGAGCGCATTGACGGCTCTACCGTCAAGGAGGACGACGAGGGAATTCATGGCGTAGCTGGCCTACACGACATTAAGCCCAAGCTGGCTAGGCAGCACAATGAATCGGCAAAGGATATTCTCGGCTACCACTACGGGCAATTTTGCCAGCCTGAGTTTTGGCTCCCAAAGCCGCGCACTATTGTTCCTTTAGACGATCTTGATCTACAGCTTGCAGCCTCTACAATGGGCAACTTTGAGGAAGGCAAGCGCATTGCTGAAAAACTCAAGGCAGAGCGTTCCAATGACCACCGCGCAGCCTACAACCGTGGCTGGTACGAACTGCGTGATGGCAACATTGAAGAGGGCTACAAGCTCCTTCATCGTGGACGCAAGGTAGGTGTATTTGGCAATAGTCAACCGAAAAGTCCGCAGCCTGAGTGGAATGGTAGCAGCGGCCACACCATCCTGCTTCAGCTAGAGGGCGGCTTGGGAGATCAGCTTCACCAGCTACGCTACACCCGCAATCTGCGGTCAAACGGTTACAGTCCTATCGTTAGCTGCTCTGGTGAGCTAGTGCCATTTATCGCCTCTACGGAACTGGCTGATGCCGTAGTGCAGCATGGCGCGGAATATGGGGTATTCCACGACTATTGGATGTCTGGAATGTCTAGCCCTATGTACCTCGGGCTAAACCGTAGATCCATCCAAGGAGACGCATACATCCACACCGACTTTACTGTTCCCAATAAGAAGCTTCGGATAGGTTTGCGCTGGTCTGGCAACAAGACCTTTGAGGCCCAACATCACAAGCTGTTCCCAGCCCAGTTGTTTTTTGATGCCGTCAAACGCGACGACGTAGAGTTCATCTCCCTCCAGCGGGATGCCGACCTAGAGTTTAAGCCTAGCTGGGTGCAGGATGTTCCCCTTCAGACATGGCATGACACCCACAAGGCAGTTAGCTCCTGCGACCTAGTAATTAGCTCCTGCACGTCCGTAAGCCATCTTTCTGCGGCTATGGGGGTTCCCACTTGGGTTGTCATCCCAATTATGGGGTATTATCTGTATGCCGAACCCGGCAATAAAACGCCCTATTACAACTCTATGCGGTTGTTTCGCCAACAGAAGTATGGCGATTGGACCCACCCTTTTGAAGAAATTAAGAGCCTAAACTATTCCCATGAACTACTGCTTCGTTGAAAACGGCGTTATTGCCGATGGCCCCCGTGGACTTCCCCGTTCATGGCGTAATATCTCTGGCCTTGACCAGATGGATGATGATGGGCTTCGAGAGCTTGGTTGGCTTCCAGTACGCCTTGTGGAAGGTGATGTTCAGGAGAAGTTTGTTGGCTCTATATTTGCCATTCTTCCTAGTGAGGTGGTAGAGACTAAGATTTGGCGTTCGTACACCCCTGAAGAGCAGGCCGAGATTGATAGCCAGAAGGCTAAGCAAGTCCGCTCTGAGCGTAATACCAAGCTAACTGAGTGCGATTGGACCCAGCTTAACGACACGCCGCTGGACAATACCGCCAAGATTCAATGGACGGCCTACCGTCAGGCTCTCCGCGATGTTCCCTCTCAGGCAGGGTTTCCGCATAATGTAGTTTGGCCCACAAAGCCTTGATATACTAAGTCATGGCTCAAATTCAAAAAGGCACCACCTACGGGACGACCTCGCCGTCGAACCTAGTTAGCTCGACCAATCTCAATAATCATGTTGATGATGCGGTGCTTTTGCCGGGAGCCATTACCGATCAAACTGCCAAGGTGGTTCTTGCTGCGGCTGACACCGTATTGGTTCATAGCTCAGCCGATACGGCTTTGCGAAAAACCACGATGGCTCAGGTGTTTGCAACCCCACAGCCTATTGGTTCTAGCACAGCTAGTTCTGGTGCGTTTACCACGCTAAGTGCATCTTCAACTGTTAGCGGAACTGGATTTTCTACCTACCTAGCATCTCCCCCAGCTATTGGCGGAACTGCTGCTGCTGCTGGTTCTTTTACGACCCTTAGCGCATCAAGCACAGTAAGCGGAAACGGATTCTCTACATATTTAGCTTCACCACCAGCAATTGGTACAACTACTGCGGCTGCTGGCAAATTTACGAGCCTTGAGGCAACAGGGCAGTACAAGGGGTCGGTTACGGCCATCACCCTTCTGGATATTGATTGCTCGGCTGGCAACTACTTCACGAAGACCATTAACGGCAATTCCACCTTTACGTTCAGCAACGTACCCAGCGGCGCGTATGGCATGATTGTGGAGATCGAAAATACGTCCGGCACCATCACTTGGCCTGCTGCGGTTAAGTTTCCCAATGACACAGCTCCTACGCTTAGCACGGGCAAGACCCATGTTTTCGTGTTCATCACGGACGATAGCGGTAGCCGTTGGCGTGGTGTGGCTGCGGTAAATTACGTTACTTAACATGAGCGTAATCACCGAACTCCTCTTCAACGCCGGAACGGGAGGTCTGTTTGGTCTCTTTGGCTCGTTGGCTACGAGTGCTCTGCGCATCTGGGAAAAGCGGCAGGATAACAAGTTCGCCCTAGATATGCTTGATAAGCAAGCTGCTAGTGCTGAAGCACTTGCCGCTTGGAACGCATTTTCGGCATCACAGTCCGCATCTGCTGCCGACATGACCGAGAAGGTGTCTCCGTGGGCAGCTAACGTCCGCGCCGTCACCCGCCCCTTCCTGACTATTGGTTTGGTACTTGGCTCATTCATCAGCTTCTTCCTGATCGAAGACCAATACTTGAAGGTCGAAGCTATCCAGAGCTTCATGATGTTGGCCGGAACCGCCGTGGCTTGGTGGTTCGGTAGCCGGATGACCAGCCTGATTCGCAAATGATCTTCGACAACG